GTGAGGTATACGGCTACGCGAGTAGCCGTTCGAGCCTGATAAGCGTTACCACCTCTAAGGAGGCGGCAACGATCTTATCAGACTCTTGGTCGTTAAACCAGGGTGAAAAGTTATGACTCTCAGCTTCCCAGTTGGGAGTCGTCCCTTTTACCACTTTGTACCTTGTGTAATCACTACGCAAGGTAATACAGTTACCCTGAATCGAACCGTGTGTTGCGCAAATCACCGCGCCCCACCAGTTCAACCCAGTCGCTTTTACTCTGCGTCTTCTAAGGGATGGGGCCAGCCGCGTATAGCGGATGGATCCATTTGTATCCCTTGGTAAGTACCAGACTCTACTACGCGGCACGAACGCTCCTGCATCATTGGGTAAACTTGGGGGGACGAATCTAAGATTTGTCCTCTCAAGTAACATCCCAAGAGTGTAAGAAATGTCAATGCCGTTAGAAAGAGACCAACGTAAAAGGCGATTATAAGATGAATAGTACTGTCCTTCATTTGTAAGCTCCTTAATATAAACTCCGCGGACATCATATCCACGAAGGTAATCTCCACCACAAGATTCTCTAAAGAATCCTGTATGGAAGGATTTATCTAAATTTACAATAAATCCAAGGGACTCCAAATGGCGTACGATTTCTGGATAGAAATCGTTAATCGCAATAATGTCATCTCCCCACACGCCGTAGTTTACGGTGTTGCGGGGGTGAATACCATTAAGGCGATAAACAGTACGTACGACACAACTAAGAAGTATTGTCATTATCGGGAAGGTAAAACCATTTCCCATAGTAGACAACATTTCTAGTTTAAACTCCTCTCCATCTATGACCACATTATGTGATCGCATGTCATACAGTCTATCGTAGACATGTGTTGGAAAGAAGTCTCGTACAAGTTTTAGGGATATCAAGTCAGAGGCGTCGCGAAGGTCGATCGTACAGAACGATCCATCGGAGCTACCCTTACGTGCAAGACGTTTATTATGATCAGGTTGCGTAGAGACGTTTAGATTAAACTTCTCCAACAAGACCCTGTCAAGATAGCGCTTGCAGCCGAGTTGAAAATACATATTCAACACGGGTTCGACTGAAATACCCCTTCGACGATGTTCATCTTTAGGGACTGTAGTAAATTTAGAGCCTCTAACGCATTTCGTGCCATGGAGCTGATGACGCAATGTCTCAGCAGAGTTCCATACACGAGATAATACGTTACGGTAGATCCGTAAAAGCTTCTCGCTGGAATAGGTCAGCGGGCTATTGAACAGTTTCGTGTAAAACGAACAGTCTTTAGCACCTTGACCGCTTCCAGGTCCACAACCGCCCATATGTGCGAATGTAGTTAAACTGAATGAGGGACTATCAACCGCAAGGTTGAAGAAATCCTGTAGTTCAGATTTTAGATACATTGCAAATTTTGGGTCAACAGAATCTCCAGTGTATTGACTACACTTTTGATTCGATTCTCGGAAACGAGTAATCGCAGTCTGATGCTGAGCATCGGACAGAGTCTGTGTGGGGAGAAACTTCTTAAATAACGAAGATTTTAATATGTCTAAACGCGCTTGTGAAAGCTCGTCATGGACAATTACGTTATCTAAAGAAGCTAAGAGTGTTTCGCGACTGAATTCGACGTCTGGCATGAGTTTTCTCCTTGGATGCTATAAAATAGCACTATTCCAAGTGTCAACCCAGCCACTGGCGTTGGTATTGACGAATCCACCGAAGAAACTTGCCATACTGCGCAAGTTCGGTAGATCGTTCAATTCCGATCCAGCCGGAATCTCTGCTTGTGATCTAATCAGAGCAATTTGATATGGTTGACCAGCAAGAGGAATAACACCCCATCTGATAAGGATGGAATACGTGTTACGACCGATGTTGGCAATAAAGCCATTCAAATTAGCCTTACCGAGAGTTCGGAGGCTCTTAGGACGTGTAACAGTAACAGTCGCTGGTGCTGAAACCGAATGAGTATGCGAGCCAGTCTGAGTGCCACCTAAGGTGGTAACTGCAGATTGACGAGCAGAATCATCGGCCGACGTGTCAGCTGTTAACGTAAATGAAGGGGTTACTAACCCCGTCACTGCGGCACCTGTTATAGCGCCAGTCATGGTAAATGCCATGGTTTACTCCTTTATAGTAATTTAGTAAGCAAAGCTGACATGTTAGCCAATCTTATACCAGATGTCGGAACTGTAAATACTACAGGCGGCACGGTACTTGAGATCGACGAACGGACAACTTTACGGAATGTCGTTTCACAGCCAAATTCATTATTAAGAAGGTTCACGGAATTAATCGTGACTCCATTATTAATGAGATCAAGCGGGACATCAGTACGTTTCGCAGTTTTGATCTGTGAAGCACAGACATAATTTGCAAAAGTCTTAATGTTGCTTGGTGCATTGACTATGTCACCAATGTTAACAAAATAATCTATGAGAAAAGAATAAGGAGTAAGTTCCCAAATCGTTGGTAAGACTTGGGTAACATCCTTTAAACTCGCCTCAAGATAGTTTTGCAACCCGTTAACGCGTTGTAGACGCTCTTGAATAAACCCTACCCGGACGATATACTCGTATTTCCATACGAATCGTCTGGTTTGGCGAATAATAAGAGCATCAGCGTTAGTTTGCTGAATAGCTGAGGCCCCGACCACAGTGTTTTGCGCATAGAAGCGATTTCTATCAATAATTTGCTCGTCATTGTTAATGACGTGCAGAAGATTGTTGATATCGTCTATAAGCGGTAACACTGCGAATCTGAGCTCCAACCAGGAGTCAGCAAGTGCTTTGTTGGCAGCAATTATATCTTTCCTCACGTTAGAATTCCGAGCTTTAAGAACTTTTTTAAAGACGGTCTTCTCCGCGAGTAGGATATGGCTTTCAACAAGTTTCGTAGATGCTTCCAAGGGATGGCGAAGAAACTGTATAGTTTCTTTTAGCTCTCCCGCGAAGATCTGAGCCTGAAAAGGCGTTTGGTTGTTCCTAACATAATCGTTAAGTCGAGCCAAACACTTCGCTTTCGCGACGTTCTCATCAGCTACGGAAAAGGTAGAGTTTACCTCATCGAGCAGACTACCCGGGGAATATTGACCCCAGACATTGGATTTACACGTTCGTGCATTTCCAAAGCTGTTGTCAAACCAGTTCAGAATACAAGGTCTCATGACTGAATCTGTAAAGATAGCAGTCATAGGAGTTGTAGCATCTGTTTTTGCAGCAACGAGTTTACGAAAAGAGGGTAATTTGACCCCATCTACACTCCTCGGAAATTTAACAGCCGAGGGATGTAAGAAAAGGTCAGCGTTACCACCAGGAGAGGTTCTTTTGCAAATAAATTGCGAAAAACCTTTTGTGATGGAATTATCCTTAATCGTCATTGTCCGTCCTCTCGTTAAAAAGGACGGATTGAGAGGCTCTCCTAACTATCGGTAAGTCAACGTCCGGATGCTTTGTCATAAAGACAACATCATCGTTCATAGACTTCGTCTTTTTCAGAAATTCGGGGGTAATCCAATGATTGGATACGCCCTGGCTTTCTTCAAAGTCGGTTGCTTTTATATCGAGCTCCTCATAGAGGATATCGAAGAAGCAACGCGATAGCAAATCAATCTGATAGGGTTCTAGATATTCAGCGAATGCTGCGTTAAAAGCCTCCACGGTAGCCGGAAAATCCGGTTTAACGTGGGCGGTAAAATAACGGAATAGAAGTTTTAACATAAACTTTTTCATATCGAGGTCCTTTTTCAGTGATTTGTTAGGGAGA